CTGACTATATCGAAAATAAGCTTTCAGAATTTGGGGTTAAAGATTTAGAAGCTCTCGATGAACATTTAACAAAGAACCCAGAACAAGAAGTTTATGAATACGATTACACAGACAAAAAAGGAAAGCGCCACAATGGTTTCACATTAGACAAGCCATTTCCAACACCATCAGAGGCAAAGAAAGCAATTGTAGCTGGTAAGGTTAAGGAAGTCGTTGATAATGGTTCTAAGATTGCTGTTATTGTCGAATTAGAAAAAGGCGGAGAATTTACAGTCGTTCGTGGTTACTCAGTATTTGATGAAAAGAGCAAGCGAATGTTCGCACTTAAAGCTAAGAAAGATCGTTTGTTAGACATGTTAGGAGTTTCACAATTTAAGGAACTCGAGGGACAAGAAATTACATTCGTACGTCAAAAGGCTGGTTCAAACTTCTACTATGACGCTGAAAACGATGAGGAATGATATTAATGGCTGGCTTAACGGCTAGTCATTTTTACAAGGGAGGAATTAAAATATGAAATTAACAGTCCTCGCAACCGGCTCATCGGGTAACGCGTCAATTGTAACAGGAGAGAACGAAACAATTGCTTTAGATTTTGGTTTATCGTTTAAAAAATGGCACACGCTATTAGAAACACATAATTTAAACGAACCAGACGAACTATTTATAACACATTCACACGGAGATCACGCAAATGAGAGCGGTCTTTCGCGGCTAATCAAAGTAGTGCCAAAAATTAAGATACATACTAATCGAGGTCGCTTTGAAACATCAGAATTTGTCGTTGAAGCGTTCTTAGTTGCTCATGATGTGGAGTGCCATAGCTTTATAATCACAGAAAAGTCAAATGGTATGAAGCTAGTATACTCTACAGATGTCAACGGCTTATATGAAACTTTTACACGAGAAGAGATATTCGAAAAAGCAAAAGACGCCGATATTTATGCTCTCGAAGCCAATTTTGATAATCGATGGTTGAAGTTTCCAGAATATCTCGACCAAGTAGGATATAAATATAATGTGTTTGCTAATATGGTTCGTCACACATCAAAACAAGAGTCAATTAAAACATTTTCAGCACTAAAGAAACCAACTTCAAAATATGTACCGCTACACATGTCAAGTCGGTTTTATAATTTCAGTTAGGAGGTAGTATTATGAAAGTTACAATGACAAATGACCAACACAAAACACTTACTGGATTAAAATTAGGGGGCTTTACTTTACTTGGAGTTATGACAGACGAAAAAGGTTTTGGTTTACTCGACCCATATTGGTTTCCATTATCAGAAGAACAGTTTGCTTATGCATGGTTATATCCAGAACGAGTAACTATCGCAGAAGACTAGGAGGTAAAATATGAAATCAGAAGAATTTAAAGGAACAGCTATTCCAGAAGACGTGCTAAATGCTTTCTTCACATTCCTAAACCAAAACAACACTACTACTAAAAAGTTCTATGAGGTTGATGAAGAGACGTTACAAAAGGTTCAAGTACGAGAAGTAACTGAGACACGTCAGAATGATTTAAAGGCTAGTCTATCATTGTTTGAAAAGCTTTATCCAGATTACTTTGATAAGCTCACACAAGAACGCATCTTAAAGGCTCAAAAAGACACCGGCTCATCGGACGCAGAAGAATTAGAAAAGAAAATCAAAGATGGGTTTGCAATCAAGTCTAATTAATGGTATACTAGTTATAAGGTTTTGTTTGAAATTCCTGTGCTTGCAAAAAATCATTCCCCAGTATGGTATCTGGCTCCAACTCAACGAGACGAACAACCCGAGGACATTACCCCGTTAACAAAGATACTAGTATGAACTTTCGTGTATTGCGAGGGTTCTTTTTTTGTGTTATAATTAGCATATTAATGACAAGGAGGGCGATAGATGAAATGGTATTATGAATATTTAAAACTTGTTAGAGACGGAAAACCAATGTCTATTGAGGCGAAACAAGCTCTTGACCGAATACCACAATACCTAAACAAATTTGAATATGATGATACTTACCCAAAAGCATTAATATCGTTTATAGAGGGGTTCATATACTTGCAAAAAGGTGACGATGAAGAAAGCCACCCGATGAGACTTCAAATTGAGCAAAAGTTTTGGCTAGAATTGTTTGGTTTTGTTGACCCTAATACTCACCGGCAGATAATTAATGATATTGGTTTGGTTATTGGAGCTGGTTCTGGTAAGTCTACCTTTATGGCGGCACTTTCCCTCGCAGTTATGATGGTTGGATCTTATAAGGGTAATGATGTCATCGTACTATCAAACTCAATCAAACAGTCACACGAAACTTTCCGAACGGCTAGTGAAATGGCTGGTGATGAACGTAGTGTGTTGGGTGATTTAAAAAAACACGAACTGCTCAAACCAATCTTAGGCAAAATTAAATACGCTCCAACTAACTCACAAATAGAAATACGAGCAATGGATAATAATACACTTGATGGTACTAACGTTCGTCTAGCAATATTCGATGAGTTCCATAGTTACCATGTAAACGTAATTGAAAACGTTCGTAAGTCATCTGCTCCTAAACGAAAGAACACAGGTTTTACCACAGTTTACATATCAACCAACGGACAAGTTAGAGATAGTGTCTTTGATGATTACTACAAGCGTTGGGAAAAAATACTAGCCGGTGAGATTGAAGATTGGTCTACGTTCCCTATGATTTATAAGATGGACGATGTGGAAGAAGTAACTAATCCTGATTTATACGAGAAAGCAATGCCATTTGTTCGTAATATATCAGACCCTCAGATTATCAAGGATATGTTAGCTAAAACACAAGGTAATCCAGTCGCACAAGCCGAGATATTAGCTAAGAGTTTTAATATCCCACAGTCATCATTCAACGCACTATTTACGACTGATGAACTTGAAGCAACTCGAGAAATACAAGACGTTGAGTGGGGTAATGAGGTAACAATCGGTAGTGACTTTTCTGAGGTTGAAGATTTGACGGCTATTTCAATCATGTGGCGTAATGAAAACAAACTTAGAACACGTAACTTTGCATTCTTACCTGAAAACACATTCGAGAACAAAACCAGTAAGGCACAACGGCTTATGTATGTTCGTTTAATAAATGAGGGTTCACTTATCCTAACAAAAGGTTCTGCAATAGATCAAGATGAGGTTTACGAGTGGTTAGACAATTACATTCAAGAGAATAGATTAATGCCAATTGGTTTCGGTGGAGACGCATTCTTTAGTAAAGCTTATCAACGCAGAGTTACACAGGATTATGGTGAGGGTATGTATACTAAGATTAGACAAAACGTTATGAGTTTATCACAGCCACTCAAGACGGTTAAAGCCAGAATAGCCGGTGGTGATTTCCAAAGTGACGATGATTTGTTATTGTGGGCTTTAAATAATCTACGAGTTAAAATTGACGCCAACAATAATATTTACCCTAACAAAAAGAAAGCAGTTGACAAAATTGACCCAGTTCTTGCTACTATTCAAGCTTATTATGTTTGGGAATTACAAGACGAAGATACTGGAATAGCATGGTAAGGAGAAAACTATATGTCACAATTTGATGATATTAACACGAGAATAAATAGCACACCTGATTATGTTGTGCCTATGACTAACAATTTAACAAACTCAATCTTTTTAGACCCAAATATGATGGACTTTGATATATTTAATAACGTAGCAGAGTTTATTGCAGTTGAGTTTACAAAGGTTAAGTTCGTATTTGATAACACACCTAATACACAGAAATTAGATTATCTTTTGAACTTGAAGCCTAATGATGATGTCACGGCTAATGAAATGTTGTTTGAATTTGCATACTCTATCTTGAAACGAGGCTATGTATATTATAAAATCGTTAAACCACAAGATGCTAAACAAGTTTCAAAGATTTACATGTCACGGAGCGCAGAATTTGGTTATAAGCGATATGATTACAAGCATTTGAAGTTAGAATTGCCTAGTCGATTAACTGAAGAATATACAAAGCTCATTCATACATTAAGCACTAGACACACAACATCTGTTATTGAAATACAAAGTAGATTAAAGGCTATGAAGGGTGAACAAGACCCTAATAATCCACAAGCACAACAAACAATGGATAACAGACTTCAAACAGCTGACAACCAAATTCAAAAACATGGTAAGTTCTTTACTTTTGAGAATGAGAGTAGTAAAGACCATGCTAACGTTACTGAACCTGATGGGGTTGCTTTGTCTGATTTGAAGACTTTAATTTATGAGCATTTACATTTATCACCTAAGATGTTATCAGGAGAATATACGGAAGAAGATTATCGAGCATTTTACGCCAAACATCTTCAACCACTCATCGGCGCATTAGAAGAATTGTTAAACTTTGAATTATTAGATTATCAAACTTATTCTAATGGCAGTCATATTTCTATAATCTTAGACCTTATGCAATTCGCCACATTAGAAAGCTTTACACAAATGGCAAAAGAGGGTATTTATAACGGGTACTTGCAATCTGATGACGTTCGTGCTAAACTAGGATTAAAGCCATTTGAGGGCGGTTACGGACAGATTATTTGGAGTAATAAGAACGCCGTTGCTTTGAATGATGATGTGCTTAATAGAAAACTAGAGACAGGAGACACTACGAATGAAGATAGCGAAACTTAACACAGAAGTCACTATGTCAAAAGAAGATACCAAAGTTACTTTGAAGGGTATAGCTAATTCTTTAACTATGACACGTTCTGGCATCAGAGTAACAGAAGATGCCGGTAAAAGTGTTGTTGGTAAGGTTGTCCCGCTTTTATTAGCTCATAATTGGGATAAACCATCAGTTGGGCAAGTAACCATGACTAATGTAGATACGGAAGGTTTACACTATACGGCAACATTGTATGATAGTTTTGAAGACCGTGAAACTTGGATACAAGGTGTTGAAGGTGGGACGACCTATGTTTCTATTGGTTTTGGTGTTGATAATATTGACGCTGATGGTAACATTGATAGTATTGACCTGTTAGAAATGTCACTAACATCTGTGCCAGCCGACGCAAAGGCTACCGCAGAAATTGTTAAACAAGCAATCGAGAAAGAAGAGGACGATAAAATGGACGAAGAACCTAAGACACAACCGGCTGATGATAAAGAAGCCCCAACATTACAAGACGTACTAGACGCCATTGCTGACTTGAAAAAAGACTTTGACGACGCTAAACCAAAAGACGATAAGCCAGAGGACGATAAAGCACCGGCTGATGATAAAGAAGCAGAAGTTCAATCACTAAAAGAACAAATCGCAACACTACAATCATTTATGCCACACGTTAATAAGAAAGCATTATCATTGTCACAAGAAATGGCATACGACCGCTTGCGTTAATTAATACACTGTGATATAATAAACGTATCATGAAAAATAAAGGAGACCTATAATATGGGAATTGAATTTTTAAGCACATCTAAGGCGGTTGAATTATACGCCAAATTATCAATTGAAACACAAGGTAATGTTGACTCATTTAATCGTAAGTGGCGTGATATTGTTGCTGATAAGTCAGAACAAGCTATCACACAAGACGTTAACGAAGATGACATTTTACCAAAGAAGATTATCGGTGCCATCGAAGACACACTAAAGACCGACCGTGTTTTCTCGCAATTCTCGCCAGTATTTAACATTGAACCTGGTTCTTTGATTATTGACCCTAACGAAAACGCTGACGGCGCATGGGGACATAAGCTTAACACTGAAAAGAAAGTTCAAACATTGGCTTTGCAATCACGTGATATCTTCCCTAAGGCTATCTACAAGTTGCAACGTCTTGATCACATGACTTACTTAAAGGGTGGCGCATTGGTTGCTTACGTTCTTGAAGAATTACCTAAGTATGTTTTGCAACGTATTTCACAAGCTATCTTAGTTGGTGGTGTTAAGAATGAAGATGGTACAGACTTCACGGCTATTCGTCCTATCATTGGTGACTCATTGGCTATTAAAACAGAATTAGCTAATGGTTACGATGGACAAGCTTTGAAAGAACGTTTGATTGAAGACATCGCCTCACTTGACGCTGATAATCCAACAGTATTTATTTCACCAGCTGCATGGGCTAAGTTGGCTCTTACTGGTGACGCATGGTCTGTTGCAATGTTTACTGGTAACTTGGACTTGGGTGGAAAGCTTGTTCGTACTACTCGCTTACCTGAAAATAACCCAATTGTTATCGTTGACACTGACTCATATTTGATTGGTTTCTCTGGTTCTGGTATCGAAACATTGTCATCATTCGTAATCAACACCAACTCTCAGGTAATCGAAAGTCGTGCGTATGTTGCCGGCTCATTGAAAGCTCCGAATAAGGCTATCTATACTGAAGTTGCTGCTGCACCGGCTGGTTAATATTAAGGCTCTCTAGACGAGGGCTTTTTTTTATGGTATAATTTGTTGATAGGAGGTGACACAATGATATTCGATTATAAAGAGATTTTACAGTTAGACGATGAGAGTTATAGCGCTTGGACTGCTCATTTAGAGATGTTGGAAAAACAAGCACTCACACAAGCCGAATTAATAAACCCAAATGTGCAAAAGGACGTTTCAAACAATACCCTCGGCTCATATTGTCAAGAGTTTGTATTTATGGCGGAGTATGGTAGTGATTTAAGTGCAAGTATGTATAAATGGCATACGTCTAACATTGCTACATTAGAGGAGGCGATTAGATATGCTGGGTAAAATGAGAGTGTTTAAATTAGAAAAAAAGAACTCTACTGACGTGGCACCTAGAACAGTGAAAGGGTATCTATATAATCCTAGCACAAAACAAAAGGCGTGGTATCAATTCCAGAATAACGTACGGCTAATGGGTACTATTGAATTTTCTGGTAATATTGACGACTTTATTAACTTTGACAGCGTGACGATTAGTAATGGTAAAAAGTATCGTTTGAGTAATGTTTCACAAAAGACATTCGGACGAGTAAAAGGGGAGGTAATCATTTAATGGCAGATTTTAAAGACAAGCTAAAACCCTACTACGATGAACTATTACCCCTATTTACGGAACTCGAATGGTATGCTGGTGAAAACGAAATGCAGACGATTGATGATAAAATGGCGGTCTTAACATATACTCATGAAAAAGGATTGGCTGACGCTAGACCTCATTTCTGGCGAGTAACATTGGCTCTTTACATCAACAACTCAATGAACGTTACGGAAGAATTAGCCGGGTTGGGTTATGAGCAGGTTGCCGAAGTTGAGAGAGACGATCACTTAAATGAAATGACTGCATTCAATAGGCAGGTGTTAATATTATGAGTGCTAAAAAAATAGATATATCAGATCTAACTAAATTACCGCCACGGCTTATGACTGCTAAAATATTAGAAAAGCGAGATGAGGTTGCAAAACAAGCAAGCGGTGACATGACCTCTGCATTATCAGTATGGCGTTCAACTGCTCCAATCAAAACAGGTCGTATGCGGTCTACTATGACACTAAACCGTGGTAAATATGGAGCTACAATGGTTCCTCGTGATAGTTATATGAAAGTTGTGAATGCTGTTAACAAAAGAGGAAAACATCAAGGGTTTCTAGACCGTTTTAAAAGAGGGCAAGGTAAAAGTTTCTTGCAAAAGTGGTGATAATATGCTACAATGAAGTTATCTTAAATTAAGGAGAATTAATCAATTATGTATGATACACGTAAAATTACACATGGTTCTGAACAGGTTGGTATGACTACTGCTGGAACAGATGGGACGACTAGTTTTGTTAACTCAACCGGTGTTCAAAAGTTTGCTCCATCTGTTGACCAAGACACTAAAACAATCTATGC